GCCGGGGAAGGTGTCGTCGTCGGTGAGCTGGATGCCGTGGAACGTCAGGTCGGGGCCCAACGACACGTCCCGGAACGGGCCCGCGAGCGCCACCTGTCGATAGGCCAGCGGGTCGGGCAGTACGTCGTCTACGACCACCATCAGGCGACCCTCTGGTGGCTGACCGGTCCGATGGCCTTCTGGTAGGCCGCTTCCAGGTACTCGTAGCCGAGGCGCGTGTAGACCTGCTCGACCTCGCGCGTCGGCGCGATCATGTGCACGTGCGCGGCGCCCATGTCCTGCGCCCAGCGCTCGGCGTGCTTCAGCAGTCGGAGCCCGTTCCCGCGATGTTCAGGTTCGACCCACCAGAACAGCTCGTGCGCCGCCAGCTCCCCGGTGAAGGGATGCTCGAAGACGAAGAGCCCGATCATCCCGGTCACCGTGTCGGCCTGCTCGGAGACGAACAGCGCGCCGACGTCGCTGGTGATGAGGAGGTTGAACGTCTTCGCCATGGCGGTCGGGTTGATCGCCACCCGGCCGGCGTAGACAGTCTCGGTGAGGAACCGCGTCCCCATCTCGACGAGACGCGGGACGTCCTCCGTACAGGCGTCGCGGATCATGCGTCGCCATTGTGAAGAGCCGGGAGGCCCGACTCAAATCGGGCCCTTTTATTGGGGTTCGGGAGGGCCGCTCACCGGTGGCCGAGGGGTCTCGGCCCGCTTGGTCAAGGCGGTGAGCATCTGCTGCTGCTTCCGTCGCAGCACCTCCAGCTCCCCGATGATTTGGTACAGCTCCTCGAGACTGAGCTCGACTCGTTGCGCGTCTGGCGCTTGCGTGTCCATAGGTTCCTCGTTACGCGGGCGGGAGCGGGGGCACCGACATCGGGAACGCGCCGGTCGGCGCAACCGCGGCCGGGTCATCCGTGGAGTCCACGCCGGCCAGGACGTTCCAGAACGTGGCGATCTGCGAGTAGATCGCCGCATCGACGGCCGACGTTTGGACTCCGTTGTCCGTCAGTTCGACCGTGCCGAGCAGATTGATGCCGCCCACGATCGTGGAGGCCGCCTGCGCCACCATCAGCGCGGAGTTGTTGAGCACCTGCGAGGCGTACGTCGTGCGCTTGTAGTGGTAGGGGGTCTCGCCGGCTTCCTCCTTCACGCCCCGCGCCGTCTGCAGCATCAGGTAGTTCAGCCGGTTCAGGAAGGCCGGGTCTTTCGCCAGCATCATCTGCAACGTGCTTTCGGACATCGCCATCGCTGTTCTCCTTATTTCCAGTAGGGGATGTAAATCGCCGCACCGACGGCATCACGGGCTTGCAACCACCCCGTATTGGTTGATCCGTTACCCGACGTGCCGGGGAAATTGCTGTTATCGGGAACGCCGACCCACCTCCCGATCAGCGCCGTGTGGTTCGTCCCGAAGTAGAAAAAGGGAGCAGAGACATAGGCGGCACTCCAGATGCCTCCCGACACATAGAAACCCGTGTTCGTGTAGAGGCCGTAGCTGGAGTGACTGCCGAGATACCACGACCCTTGGATAGTGCCTGGGGCCGTAACTGGCGCTGGATAAACGTACCCCGTGGTTTGTACGGTTCCACTCTGGAGAGCGCCAGCGACCACCAGTCCCGCTGCAACTGAAAGCGATGAACCGATGCTGACCCCGCCACCCAGCGGATTGATTCGCAACGGGTAGGGGGCATTCTGCCCATTGACTTTCGTCTGCAGCCAGAACGCATAGTCCTCACCCATGTAGCCACCAAAATCCATATGAACCGTGGATTGGGTGATCAACGACGCGACAGCGGTGGCACTACTCGAAATCGAGGGTGCTCCCCCACCAACCAAACCACTCATTCCCGCGATCAGTTGTCTGTGCGTCTGGAGATTTCCTGCGGCGGTTACCGACCCGGACATGCTCCAGTTCCCGGCCATGTCCATGTAGCTGATCTGGCCAAGGTATGTGTGGAAGCGGAGATAGGCCGACGCCACTTGGATATTGACCTGCGAATTAGGGGGCGCATCATTCAACACCAACGACGCACCGGCCGCATTCGTCGCCGTCAACCCCTTTGCGGTGAGTCCTTCCTGTATGGTCACCGTGCCGTTACGGTGCGCTTGCAGTGGCGTGCTCTGGATGATCGTGTTCGCGTCGTTGATCGCCTGAATCACACACGCGCCGCCATTGTCATGACGGACCCACCAATTTTTGGCGTCCACCGCCATCGCCGAATTACTGAGGATGAGGCTGGGGTACCAAGCCGTTCGGACGTATATGTCGGCGGCGACTGTCAGGGTACTGGCGACAGTTATAGCGCCAGAGCGATTAATCGTTAAGGGCGTGGACAGGATGGTGGTTTCCGCATCATTCACCGTGTCAACCACCAGATTGGTCTGCCAACCGTAGATGCGCCATACCTTCGCATCTACCGCCATCGAGGCCTCTTTGAACACCAACGTCGGGGCACCAGTCGCGTTCTCGATTCGGGCACCACCCGCGACGAGGCTGGTGATGGTTACCTTCCCATCCCAATCCATACGCATAGACCCGGTGCCAGCCGTCTCCGCATCGTTCAGCGACTGGATGTGCAACTGCTGGTTGACGGCGACGAGCTGGAACTTGCGCTTGTCGACAGGCTGGCCGGTGTCGATCAGGTTGAGTCGTGGGATCGCATACGAGATGTTCTGTTTAGCCGTGAACGTATTCGCGACGTTCGTCCACACCGAGTTGGCCAAGTAGTCGGTCCCGCCCGGTTCATGGGTAGCGTGATGCGCGGCCGTTGCACCGGATGCGCCTTGTATCCCCTGCGGGCCGGTCAGCCCCATCGGCCCATCTGGTCCTTCGGGGCCCTCCGGTCCAATCGGGCCCGTGTCCCCCTTGTCACCCTTCGGGCCTATCGGCCCGCGCTCACCCGAGTCGCCTTGGATGCCTTGATCGCCGTCGGGACCGATCGGGCCCGTGAGACCGCGCACCCCTTGCGGCCCCTGGACACCCTGCGGTCCCATCGGGCCCTCGGGTCCGTCGTCACCCTGCGGGCCGAGCGGTCCGGACGGACCGGTACTGCCGATGTTCCAGATCGGAACCCACTCGGTAGACGGCGGATCGGGCGGGAACGTCGCCATCAGACCAGGCCGACTTCGCCTTCCGCGTCGAGCGTGAGCGCGCCCGCCACCGACGCGCCGCCCACCAAGAAGCCGTTCGCGCCTTCCAGCCGCATCTGGCCGTACCAGTCGATCGCCTGGTTCGGCTGGACGAAGGTGCCGGTGCCCACCACTTCCGTGCCGGCCGCGTTCGCGCCGGTCGCGCCGCGCCACAGACTAAAGGACGCGGCCGACGCGGACTTGTTGCTCACCCGGATGTGGCGCAGCAGGATGTAGGTCGCCGTCGCGGTGTAGCCGACACCGCCGGCGCCGGCCGCCGCGGGCGCGATGAGATTCGTGGTCAGCGTCGCGCTGAGCGCAACCGGACCGAAGGACTGTTGCTTGTTCTGAGCCATTACGTTCTCCTACGAGCGACTGGCGGCTTGCAGCCAGTCGAGGGTTTCGACGGCCATCCTGGTCGGGGTGCCGGTCTGCCACGGGACGGCTGACACGTAGCCGTAGAGCAAGTCGAACTCCGTCATGTCGATGTCAATCGCGAGCGGCGTGTCGTGATTGGCGAGCTGCCGCTGCGGCTCGCCGTTGTGTAGCTTCTTGCCGCACGGCATCGGCTCGCTGACGGACTCCAGCTTCTCGAAGAGCGCCATCTCGCGCCGGAGGACGGTCATACCCTTCTTCTCCTGCAGTGAGCCGCCGAGCACAAACCCGACGAAACAAAACTCGAAGTGCCGCTTCCCGAGCTCGTCATCAAAACTCAAACGCATGATCTTCAATCCTTCATGCAATAGAGGACATCCACGTAGAGCGGCAAATGGGCCGTCGCCCAGCCGGTGGTCCCCGTCACGGCAATCGCCGCGGCATTCGCCACGCCCCCGTCGATGGCCTGCCCGTAGTCCGCGGGGATACCGCCCGATCCACTAAATGAATGGTTGTGTCGGCCCTGCGTATCTGTCGATCCAGACACGGTCCCGTTGACATTGTGCGTATGTGGACCGCGAGCCATGTTGCCGCTGCCGCCCGCATCCACGTCCATGTTCCCGCCGGTGTTCTGCGACGATTCCACGCCGAAACCCGCACTGAACCCGTGTCCGTGGTCGCCCGCGTCCCCGGTGGTTCCGCTGAACCCAACGGACCCGCCGTGGTTGTGGTACGGCATCGTCAGCGTGTGCCCGTGCCCGTGGACCGGCACGACCAAACCGCCATCCGCGCCGTGATAGTGATTCGTGGCGCCGCCCGACCCACCGTAGACCGCGGCGCCGCGCAGGAAGTAGCCATCCCATGAGGCGACGCGCGTCCAGCCAGGCGGGCACGCCGCGGTGGCAAACGTCACCACCGCTCCAGAGGGGAAGACGTATGCCGGGGTTTGCGGCGGGATGCCCCACACGCCGTCGCCGCGCAGGAAATACGCGGAGCTGCCGTTGTAGTTCGCCGTCGCCACGTTGCCGCAGCCCAGGTTCGCGCGCGCCTGCGTGGGCTCGACCGCGCCCGTGCCCCCTTCGGCCACCGGGATGACGGCCACGATACTCGGCTCGCCGGCGGTGCTCTTCACGTAGCCGTTCGCGAGCGCATTCAGCGCACGTTCGTTGACCAGCGCCGCGTGCGGCGAGACCGTCCAGTAGGTCGCGTCGGCCACGATGGCTGCGTTGGTGCCAGGCGGCCCTTGAATACCCTGCGCGCCCTGCGGTCCGGGCGGACCGATAGCGGTCGCGGCGCCGACGCCTGGCCACGGTTCGGGCGGGGTCGTCGTGCCGTCGACCACGCACATATAGGCGATGTTGTCGGGGCCGATGACGATGTCGCCGTCGTTGTAGACCGGACCGCCGACATAGCTGCCCAAGTAGTCGAGGTTCATGCCGCCGGTCACGACGGGCGGCGCGAACGTGCCGTCAGACCGGAGGAAGTTCGTCGTCCCACCTGGGTAGCCACCGAGCGCCTTGACATCGACCACGTCAGAGCCGCCGGCCGAGTGCGTCGGCGCGTGCGCGGTGGGCGTGCGCGCGTTGGTCAGCCGCGGGTCGTTGCCGGGCGCCGCCTGATTCGGACCGGTGCCGAGCGTCCGCAAGCTGCCGGTCGCGGGGACGGCGTCCACCGCCATCGGATCTGAGCCGCCCGGCTGGTGGGTCGTCGCGTGGACCACCGGCGCGCCCACGGGCGGGACCGTCCACGCGCCGGTGCCGTTCAGGAACTGCGTCGCGACGTTCGAGAGCTTCGGGGCGAAGCCGTGTCGGGCCGCCGTGCTGTTGTTAACCAGGACATCGGTCAGCGCGAGCGCCTGCTCGCGCAACGTGCCGCCGGTCGTCGGGTCTTCATGCGGGTGCACGCCGAGCGGGCCGGGGATCCCCTGCTCGCCCGTGTCGCCTTTCGGGCCCTCGGGGCCCTCGGGGCCCGGCACACCCTGGATCCCCTGTGGTCCTTGTGTGCCGGTGTCGCCTTTGACACCGGGATCGCCCTTGACGCCTTGCGGGCCCTGACTCCCCGTGGCGCCGACCGGACCCTTGATGTTGGCCCGAACCGTCCACGCATTGATCCCGGTGCACTCGTAGACCTGCCCCGTCGTGCTATCGAGATACCAGTCGCCGACGTTCGCCACCGGCGCGTCGGGTGACGGCGCACCAGCTCCTGAAAACCAGACCTCGCCTGGGGTGCCGGCGGGCCCGGTCGCGCCAGCCGTGCCCGTGGCGCCGGTGTCACCCTTGACGCCCTGAATGCCTTGCGGGCCCTCCGGACCGGTCGCACCTGGGGCGCCCGTGTCGCCCTTGACACCCGGAAGACCCTGCTGCCCAGGCGGGCCTTCCGCGCCCGTGACGCCGGGGACGCCTTGGACGCCTTGGATGCCCTGCGGGCCTTGGGGGCCCGGCGGGCCCGTGATCTGTCCGGCGTCCACCCAGGTGCCGGTGTCCGCGTCCCACACCCACAGGTGTCCGGTGTCCGCAGCAATCCACGCATCACCGGGCGCACCGGTCGGCGGCAGCGCCCCGGCGTTCGGCAACGTGCCGAGGATCTCGAGCGCCGCGCCCTGTGGGCCTTCTGGTCCGACTGGCCCGTCCGGGCCGATGGGGCCTTGCTCGCCCTGCGGACCCTGACTCCCCGTGGCACCCGTGGCACCCGTGTCGCCCTTCGGCCCCTGCGCGCCGTCGGCGCCGGGCACACCTTGGATGCCCTGCACACCCTGCGGGCCTTCAGGCCCTTCGGGTCCGGGCGGACCTTCAGGTCCCGGAGGTCCCTCGGGTCCGGGCGGACCTTCAGGCCCTTCGGTGGCGATCGACCAGATCGGCACCCATTCGGTGGTGGCGGGATCAGGACTGGCCATGGCGAGCCGATCCAAGGATAGGGGTCATTGTTTGTAGCAATACACGACGTCGATGAACGGGGGGTAATGGTTGGTCGCCCAGCCGGTATTACCCGTGACGGCCAGCCCGGTGGACGTGCCGGTGACCCCGCTAATCGCTTGCCCGCTATCGCCAGGGATGCCGCCCGCCAGGGCGAGGTGATGCGAGTGTCCGCCGCCAGGGTCCGTGGTGCCCTGCACGTCGATGTTGTGGTGGTGGTCTCCGCGCGACACGAACCCGTCGGTGCCGGCGTCCGCGTTATAGCTACCTTGATTGTTGAGGCCGGTGGTCTGGTGCACCCCGAACCCGTGGCCGTGCTCCCCTTCGTGGTCCGTCCGCCCATCGATCCCGACGACGCCGCCGTGGTTGTGCCACGGCATGGCCAGGCCGTCTGCCGTGTGCGCGTGGCCGGGGGCGATGAGCCCGCCGTCCGCGTTGTGGTAGTGATTCGTCGCGCCGCCCGTCGCGCCCGTATACGTGGCGCCCGACCGGAGGAAGAGGCCGTCCCAGCTCGTCACGCGCGCCCAACCGGGAGGGCACGCCTGCCAGAAGATGGCGACCAAACCGGCGGGGATCTGCTGCGGGATCGTCGCCCACACCCCGTCGCCGCGCAGGAAGTAATCCGGGCTCCCGTTGTAGTTCGCCGTCCCGACGTTGCCGACCCCGAGGTTCACCCGCGCCTGTGTCGGGGCGGTGGCGCCGGTGCCACCGTCGGCGACGGGAATCACGGCGACCGTTGACGGCTCACCGAACGTGCTCTTGACGTAGCCGTTGGCCAGCTGGTTCAGCGCGCGCTCGTTCACCAAGCCGCTATGCGGCGTCGCGGTCCAGTACGTCGGATCGACCACCGCGGCGCCGGGGTCGCCCTTGTCACCCTTGTCGCCCTTCTCGCCTTGCGGCCCCTCCGGGCCCGGTGGTCCGGGCGGCCCTTCCGCCGTGACGATGCCCGTCCCCGGCCACGGCTCCGGCGGCGTCGTGGTGCCATCGACGACGCACATGTACGCGATGTTGTCCTGGATGACGATGTCGCCGTCGTTGTAGACCGGGCCGGGCGCGAAGTCGCCGAGATAGTCGAGGTCCATCCCCCCGCCCGCGCCGCCGCCGGGAGGAGGTGCGAAGGTCGCGTCCGCGCGCAGGAAGTTGGCGGTCCCGCCCGGATACCCCGCGAGGTTCCGGACATTGACGGGGTCGCTCCCGCCAGCCGAATGCGTCGGCGCGTGCGGGAGCGGCGTGGCGGTTCCCGCGATGTTCACCGGCACCCACGCCCCGTTCACGAAGACCTTTAACACGCCGGGGCTGCTGGCGCCGGGGGCGGTCTCGTCCGTGTCGTACCAGACCTCGAGCCCCGCCGGCGGCGTGCCGGTGCCGACCCACACTTCGTCGGTGCCGGTCGGCGCCGTGACCGTGACCCACATTCCCGCGCCGTTCAGGAACTGCGTGGTGACGCCGGTGAGCTTCGGGAGCAACCCGTGACGGCTCGTGCTGGCGTTCAGGTCGGTGACGTCGTCCGGGAGGGCCAGGTCGTCGAGCTTGATCGCGTCGGTGCCGCCGGACTCGTGCGTCTCGTGATGGAGCGGCAGGATCCCCATCAAGCGAATCGCGGACAGCGTGCCGTCCACATTGACGACGCCGTCGGCCTCCCACATGAGGGAGTCTCCGAGCTGCTCCGGCGCCAGCCATTTGGTGATGCGGCCGCGCGTGCCGCTGCCGTAGTTGTTGCTGATGAAGGTGGGGGCGCCGCCGCTCCCGCCGCCAGCGCCGCCCGCGGGCGGCTCCGTTCCCGGCCGTGACGGGCGCGAGATCGACAGCTCGTCGGCGAGCTGCTGCAACCACGACAGCCACTCCGGCGTAATCACGCCGGTCCGGGGCTCGGCGATGATGTTCTTCGGCGCCGGCTGGCGGGGCACTACGACCCTTCCATTTCCAACCAGGCCCCGACCACGCGCCACGGCACCGGGTCAGACACGACCAGCCGGAAGACACGATGCTTCGCCGTGCCGAGCCGCGACCACGCGACCTGAATCTTGAAGTCGCCCTGCTTGCCCGCGCTGCGCCACAGCTCCTTGCCCCAGGTATTGCCCGCGTCGTTCGAGTAGACCAGCATCATCGTCGGGTCCGAGCCCTGCCCGGCCGCGAGACCCTCGCCGACGTCCATGTCCATCTGCAGTCGATCGAACGTGACCTCTTGGTCGCGGTCGCCGGTGTGCGGGCATTGCCGCACGCGCCGAATCACGGCGTCGTCGATGTCGGTGCCGTAGCGCGGGTGCATCTTGGCGATGACGCCCTGGTGCTGCAGCTCGCCGTTGACCATGACGTCGCGCGCGACGCGGTCGCCCACCAGGTTCAGCCCGAGGCCGTCGATCGCCCCGAACGCGAAGGCGTAGCACTGCGGGCGATAGACCGTGAACTCCCGCACCTTGGGATCCCAATAGCCGCGTCGATGCCACTCGTTGGTCGACAGGTCGTAGACCCACGTCGTGCGCGCGGCCGGGAACGACACGACATAGAAGGTGTGCCCGTCCTGCTGGTAGCTGAACGCCGCGCCGTCGCCGATCGTGTGGAGGTTCTGGATGGAATGGTCGACCGCCGCCGTGCTGACCTTCTCCGGGTTGTAGCCGTTCGTCTTGACGACGTAGCCCGCGCCGTCTTTGTCCGCGGCCACCCACATCATCGTGTCGCCCGACACGCGGATCATGGTGTCGGCGGCAATCACGCCGGCCTCAATGAAGACCGGCAAGTAGGGCGCGAAGCGCGCCTCCGTGTCGCCGGTGCCGACCCACACCTCGCCGGTCTGCGTGCCAATCAACCAGATGTTGTTCGACGTCACGGCCATCGACAGCCACTTGTCGCCCGCGCGCGAGCGCTGATACACCTGCGTCGGGTCCCACTGGAATCCGTCGAACGACTCCGAGACCAGCAGCGCCGACTCCGTCGCATCGAGCACCACGAAGTAGCTGTCGATGAAGCCGCCGGACGAGGCCCCCTTCACCACGGGCGCCAGGACGTTGCTCTCGAAGTCGTAGCAGTACGCAAAATTCCCGCTGACGAAGAGGAGCTGCTCGCCCGCGTCCCCGCTGGAGGCGAATGTCACGGGCGCGCCGTCGTCCGCGATGCCCTGCGTGCCCGTCGTGTTCTCGGTGGGCGGGATCACGGCCTCGCCGAGCTCGCCGGTGTCGTCGATGCTGAGCGCCTTCCCAGGCTCCCCCGCGACGATCTTCGCAATCAAGCGCGGCGGCGACTGGCCGCCGACGGTCCGGTAGACGTTGTAGCCCCTGGCATTGACGACGGGTTGCCACGAGACGGTGACCTTGTTGGTCGAACTCAGTTGCGTCGGGCCGGTGAAGGTCACGCCCTCTTCGCTCGCGGCCGACTCGCCCAGGCCGAGCGTGGCCGACACGCGATACTTGTAGGTGACGTTGCCGACCTTCTGGCCCGTCGTGTTGACGGTTGGCACCGCGCGGTCGTCCCCCAAGTGCCCGACGTCATGCACCACCAACGTCGTCGAGGCCACCGTGGCGATCAGCCGCGGCACCACCACCGCCCCGCCCGTGCCCGTCGGAGCCGTGGTGCGATAGATGCGATAGCCGATGCAGCCCTGCACCGCGGGCCAACTGACGATGTTCCAGTTCGTCCCCGACAGCGTGGCGTTGCCGACCGCCGACGTCCCTTCGGGCGAGCCCGTGGTTTCGCCGAAGGCATTCATCGCGGTGATCTTGTAGCCGTAGGTCGTGGTGCCGACCGCGCCACCGTGCGTGATGACCGGCACCGTCGGCGCCCCAATCTCGGGCGTCAACGGACTCGTGGTAATGACCGGCTTTGTGGGCGTCGAGACAACGGTGAGCGACCGCTCGATATAGTCGCGGCCGTTCGTGCTCAGTTGGTAGAACCGGTCGCCGGAGACCGCGAACGCTTTATCGTTCTGCGCGAAGAGCCCGCGCACCGGCCCGGTCGGCAGCGTCGTGAACGGCGTGAAGCCGGGACACGGCAACAGCGCCTGCCCGGCTTTCGCGTGTTGCGAGTGCGCGCGCTCGAGATACCAGTTCCAAAGGTCCTGGGTATCGAAGCGTTTCGATTGCGCGCTGAACGCGCTGCCCACGAACCCCGGAAAGGGCACCCGCGAAGACATCGGACTCGCTCCTCACTGACTTAGAGGCGCGGCAACGCCACACCCAAGAACCGCAGCAGCCACACGACGACTACCAGCACGACCACGACGCGGATAAGGGTCTTGATCGGCGCCGCCATCGGCACGTAGGTCTCGACGAACCACAACAGCACACCGACCACGATGAGCACGACGAGCAGCTCAATCAGTCCCATGGATGCGTTCTCCTTGCCGGCCGTTACCGTGGCTCGCCGGTCCGCCAATCGAAGTAGTCGTAGCCGCGAATCAGCGCCGGGTCGACGCGCGCCTCCACCGGGCGCACGTTGCCGCGCTTGATTTGCGCCTTCGCCTGCTTCGCCGCCGCCACCTGGTCCGCGGTGAGCTGCTTGCCGTACTCCGAAGCAATCTCCGCCGCGAAGTTGGTGCGGATGAAACGCCGATACCCCGGCGGGAACGTGTACGTGGCGTCCAGTGACGCGAACTCCAGCAGCGCGACCGGCGTGTAGAGCACGAGCTGCATCTGGCCGCAATCGGTGGGGACGGGCCAGACGTGAATCTTGCCGAGGCCCGCCTGCCAGTTGTGGTCGTAGTAAATCGCCGACGGGTACGCGCTCGTCAGCGATTTCTGGCGACACCCCTGCCAGCGCTGGTCCGTCCACACATCAATCGGCTTCTCGAAGGGGACGGCGTCGTGCACGTTCTGAATCAGGTTGGCCGACTCGATGTGCGTGGGGCGCACGATGCCGATGTCGCCCCCGAGCCCGATCGTGTAGCTGCAGATGTTGTTGCCCAGCAGCTTGCACGTGCGCGTGACGAAATACATCGTCAAGCGCTCCAGCGCGAGGGCATCGAGCCAGTCGTTCAACCGGGCCAGCGCGTCGTTCGCGTCGTCGGCTGACAACGGGTCGCCGACCCCGAGCACGCGGATGCTGCGGAGCGTCTGCGTGATGAAGTCGCGCGCCGTCGCCGTATTCGGCGGGCGAATCGTGGCGCTGGTGTCGACCGCCGCCGGCCTGAACACGGCGATGCCCGCTTGGGCCTCTTGCGCTGACGGCCAGTAGTACACCGGGTCCACCGGCGCCGCCGTCCCCTGAATCGTGTAGCCGGTCGCCGCGGCCACATTGATGTCGTGCGTCGTGGGCTTCGCGGTCAGCGTCAACCCATCCGAGAGCCCCGTGACGCAGTCCTGGGTCGTGAAGGGTGGGCCGCAGGGATACCACGCGCTGAACCAGGTCAGCACGAGCGAGCCGTGCACGTCCGGCATCACGGCGCCAGGCTTCAAGGAGGTGCCCTGCGGAGTCATCGCGCCGGTGGACTCCTGCAGCGGGTTGTCGAGGTCACTCCCGCGGAACGCGTGGACCACGACGCCAGGCGTGGCCCCCGTCACGCGGAACGTGTGCGCCGAATGCCCGCGGGCCCGCTTGGCGTACCACGTGCGGTGCCCGGTGATGCTGCCGGCGAGCTGGGAGAGCTGGATCCAGTCGTTGGTTTGAGAATCCGTCAGCTCCGGCGTCGCGTAGCGGGCATCGTACGCGACGTGCACGACGATCAAATCCGCGCCGGCCGTGTTGAGCGGCAGCGTCAGGCCCCCATTCAGGCCCGGCGCGTCCGTCATGCTGCTGACCGGGGCGAAGGCGGTCGTCGCGACCGCGTGTTCCCCCGTGCCGTCGCATCCGCATCCGCAGCTCATCGCGTTGGCCTCATGACCGCACCACGAACGTGTAGCTCTTCGTGATCACGCGTCCCGCGCTGTCCGTCGCGTGCACCACGATCGGGAACTCGCCGACCTTCATCGGCGCGCCCGAGAGCCCGGCGGACATGCACCCCGGCAGGTTGCCCGACTCCAACGAGAACGAGGTCGGGTTCTCCCACAACGCGAGGACGTAGTCCTGCTCGTCCCGCTGCCCGATCGCGTCGACCACACGCACCGTGAACGGGTAAATTAGGTCCGCCACCCACAGCGAGGCGCTGTAGACCACATCCACGCGCGCGGGCGGCAAAGTCGGCGGTTGGATTGTCGCGAGCTGCGGCGCCGTGCCGCTGATGTGGCCACCAGACGTAAAGGTCAGCCCCGGCGGCAACTCCCCGCTGACCAGTCCGAAACGGTACGGCGTCTTGCCGCCCTCAGCCACGATCTGCGCGGTGTAGGGCACGGTCGCCACGAGCTCCGGTAGGACCTCCGTCGTGATGACGACGGGCGGTCCTGTCCACGGCGCCTCGGGCGGGGGCGCGTAGAACGCTGGGTAGACCAGCCCGATGGCCGTACTGATCGCGAAGCTCACCGTGGACTCACGGGGTCACGGGGCGCAACAGGCCACCCACGGGCTGACCGGCGCGGCCCGTCGGCACGTCCACGAATTTCAACTTCGCCGCGTTGACGTAGCCCTGGAACGTATAGGTCCCCGCCTGCTCCAGCGCCCGCACCTCGTTCGCCGCGAAAATCGCGACCTGTGGCGTCATGGCCTCGTAGGTCTCGAAGACTTCGGCGCCCGGCAGGCCCGACATCACCCCGAAATACTTGATGACCTGGACGGACGCTGCGCTCCGGGTGACGGCATAGGCCGCCAACGGGATCTCGACGAACGGATCGATCAAGAGGGCGTAGCCCGCGTGCGTGATGGTGTCGGTGCCGCCGAACTTGTTGGGGACAACGAGGGGAACCGGCAAGGCTTCAATGGTGCCGCCAAAGGCCATAAGTGCTCCTGATCTACGCGACGCGTTTCCACATATAGACCGCGATGTACGGCGGCAGATTGTTGTGCCCGTGCGACAGCCCTGCGTTCTGGTTGGTCGCTGTGGCGTTCTCGACGGACACCCGCGCGCTGGCGAAGTGGATGTTCACCGTTCCGGGATTCACGCTGACGCCCGTGTACGCCGGGCTGGTCCCGATGATCCCGTAGCCGGTATCCGTCTCCATGGGCGAGGTGCCCGAGGCGACATAGCCAGACCCCTGCACCGTCTCAGACTGGTCGCCGCGGCTGAGCGCGTGCTTGTGGCCGGTGTCGTAGGCCGGGTGCGAGTGCTGGGTCTCAAACGTGGTGTGCCCGTGCTGATCCTGACCATGCGTGTGCGTGAGATCCGTCAGCGTGTGCCCGTGCGCGTTCTGCACGTGGCTATGCACGGCGAGCTGGGCCTCCGTGAGCACCACCGCCTTCTCCCCGCCGATTTGTTCAGCCGTGGCGAAGTCGGGGTCGCCGGGGCTCAGCCCGACCAGCATCCGGCCCTGCCCGAACGCGACCCACGCGCCGTAGCCGAGCATCGTCACCGGGCTGGTCGCCACGACGCTCAGGAAGATGCTGCCGATGGGAAAGGCTTGCGAGGCCGGCGGAATGACCGGGGGGACATACGTCGACACGAGCATCACGTTCGGCGACAAGTACTGGTCGCCCAGCGTGCCCGCGTTGATGTTCGAGGCGTTCCGCAGGTCGTCGATCGTTTTCTTCGTGATGCTCTGCGCGAACGCGAAGCCCTCGACGATACCGATCGCCGCCGTGCCTTCCTGCGCGCGGACGATCGTCAGCACGTCCCCGACGATCGCGGTGACGCGGACAATCTCCGCGTTGACCGGATCGGGATAGTCCGTGGTCGGCCAGACCGTCGCGTTGAACGGGACCGCCGGCATCTTCGCGCCCTGGTCGGGCAGGAGCTGCAGGGACGTGCCCGACTCCGGCGGCTCGGGCCGCACCAGCACGCGGCCGAACCCGAGGTTGGTATAAGCGTCCACGGTTACCCTCGCCCGTCAGCAACCGAGACATCCGCATCGGCACGTGACGGCTTCGCCGTCGCGCGGTGGGGACGCCGCGCCGGCGGCTTCGGCTTCGGCCGCGGTTCCTCCTCGACCTCGAGCCCCGGTGGCTCGTCCGCGGGGAGTTGCGTCGCGACCGGCGGCTCGGTCACCGGCACCGGCGTCGCCACCGGCGCCTCATGCACCTTCGTGGGGGAATCGAACCAGCCCTCACCCAGCGCAGCATCCTCGACGTCGTCCGCCACGATGACGGCGGGTCGCGTCGCGTGATAGCGCCAGGCGGGATAGGCCTGAAAGTCGCTCATGTGCGGTCACCTCTGGCCGAGAAACTCTCGGACCGGCACCTGTCGTCCGGCCCGAGATGAGAAACGGCTGGACTACGTGATGACCGGGGCTCCCGCGACCGCGCCGGTGCCCGACGCCGCGCCGAGCAGGATCCACAGCTCGTTGGCGGCGATGAACGACACCGACGTCTGCGCGGCCGCCGAGAAGGTCACGACGTCCGTCGCCGCGCCGCCGCCACCCAGGCCGGTGGTGGTGTAGGTCAGCACGTGCGCCGCCTTGCCGTTGGCGACGACGGTGAGGATGTCGCCGTCGTTGTCCTTCACCGGGCTGGCCAACGTCAGCGTGGTCAGCGCGGTCGTGCCGTTGATGAACACGACCTTGTCCGTGCCCGGCGTCGGATTGGGAATGACGCCGTTCGCGCCGACGCTGACGATGTCGCGGCGCTGGCTCTTGGCCGGACCGAAGTCCGACGGCGGGCCGAACGTCGCGGTCGCGCCGAACGGATGCGCGGTGACGGCGCTCCCGCGGATGCCCCGCAGGACGCCGATCTGCGCGTTGGTGCCAGGGGTCGGCGACGGCACCGACAGCACGCGCATCACCTCGCCATCCACGACGATCTGGTTGCTGACCTGAATGCCGGCCGGGTTGGTCAGGACGATGTCCGTGTCCGACACGGTCATCCCGAAAGCGGCAGTACGAGTAAGGGCCATGTTGTTCTCCTGTGTGTCCGTGTCCGAGTCCGATGAGAACGACGGTGGCGCCCGAAGGCGCCACCGGTGCAGGGTGCCTACGCGAGGACGCGGCAGGCCAGCTCGGGACGCAGCGTCGCCCAGCCGTAGAGCACGTCGATACGGCAGGGGAACTGGTCCGTGGTGATGTCGTAGTCGCGGACGATGCGGAGCGAGATGCCCAGCTGCTTGTCCGAGACGCGCGACGCCATGTCGGTGCCCTTCGGCACCGGCAGGTCCGCCGTGACCAGCGTGAACGCGTCACGATGGAACGCCAGGCCCTGCGGGCTCGAGGTCGACACCGCCCCGGCGGGGTTCAGCATCGTGATCAGCGCGCCGGCCGCGGGCGAGCCGCTCACGGTCTGGAACGCGCCGGTGGTGGTGATGGCCGGCGCGATCGGGATGGTGATCGCCGCGCCGGAATCCGCGAGGTCCGCGGTCACGGTGAACGTCTGGAGCTCGCCGGTCGACTGGCGGCTCTGCGGGTTCACGCCGAACACGCCCGCGATGGTGAACAGGTCGCCACGACGCAGCGCCGTGGTGCCGGTCCAGCCCACCGTCGCCAGCACGCTGCCGGTCTGTCCGGCGGCCGCGCTGACGGCCGGGACGCCGGTCCAGGTCCCGCTGGCGTGGGTCGGACAGTTCTGGTCCATCGCCCACTGGAAGCCCGCCGCGGTGCCCATCTGCCCCTTGGCGTACTGCGCGGAAATCGCGGTCGCCTGCTGGAACAGCCCCTTCAAGGCGTCGACGATGTACGCCTGCATCTTCGGGGTGATGACGAGATGCCGCATCTCGTCCTGCGGGGCGGCGTTGTTGTCGAGCGCCACGCCCGCCATCAGATAGGTCAGGAGCTGCACGGGCGTCACGCCCGCGGTGCCGACCGCGTTGTAAATCTGCTTGTAGAGCTGCAGACCGTTGAAGTCGATCTTGTTGGCCAGCGCCGAGACGGCGGGCTGCACGAAGCGATCGCCGAAGTCGTCGATCGACAGCTTCAGGTCCGCAGAACTGAACTGGAAGTCGACGTGGTCCTGGGTCGTCAGCGACACGGGGACCTGCGTTTCGGTCGCGTCCTGGAGGGCCAGCGCTTGACCGGTCGCGACGACATACCGCACCGGCTTACGGGCGTTGACGACGTAGCCGATCTTGGCGCCCTCGATCGCGAACTTGTCGTCGTACTGGCGATTGACGCGCTTGGTGAACGC